CAGAGCCACGAAAATAGGGCGCAAAGAGTAAGCGGCTTTCGCCAGGAATCGCAGAGCCTAACCCGCTCTCGACCGCTTCCCGGAAACAAGAAAAACCCAGCCCCTTTCCGCCTTTAGTTTTCGAGGGTGGCGGCTGGGCTTTCGCGAGTAGGCCGCTGCGTCTGCGGGCCGCTGAAAAAAAGAGCAATTCCACAATATCGGGCCGCTGACGCAAAGGCCGAAACGCGAGAACCCAGCCGCTCCCCTAGAAAACGTTAAAAAGGCGGAAAGATAGGGGCTTGGTTTTTCGTTTCCGGGTAGCGGTGAAGAGAGAGCGTGGTTTGGCTCGGAGATTACGGCGAGAACCGCTTTCTCTTGAGCCCGTAATTTTCGTAGGCTCTGATCTACGCAGATTTTATCGAGGTCTGGAGAAGGGTAGATTTTTATAGCGTCTGATTCCGCGTCATTTTTTGAGCTTCCGCCGAAGGTAGATTTTTCGAGGTTGTTTGAGAGGTAAGTTTTTTTAGGCTTCCGCCGAAGGTAGATTTTTTGAGGGTTGGGCTATGGGATATTTTATTAGGCTTCCGCCGAAGGTAGATTTTTCGTCAGAAAAAAAATCGAAATTTTCCCCTTGATTTTTTTCGTCGTAAATTTCCTAAAATTTTGCCGTAAAGCCCTGCGGTGGGGCTTGGTTAAAAGAAAGGTTGGTTGGTTATGGCTATTCTGGCTACTACTATGGTTCAAGTATCGGTTGAGTCGCTTGTTACGTTCGCGTTTCTTGGCGGCGGTATGTGCGTTGCGCTTTTTGTGCTTGGCTATAAAGCGTTTACGTCTTGGCTTGATACTGATATCGAGCTTCGAGTTAAGCGCGAAGAAAATGTGCGGCTGAAAGCTGAGATCGAACAGCTTCATAAGTATAAATGCGTGCTTATCGAAAAAGGCTTTGCGGTTATTTAATAAGAAAGGCGGTGGCGTATGATCCCGAAGTTTGTTATTGGTGATTGTCTCCTTCAGTCCGGCGGCGTTCCTGTCCGCGTGCTGGGTCTCTGCGGCTCGCCGTTCGGTGAGCCTTGCTATTGGGTTTCCGATGGCTTGTCGAGTTGGGTTTGTACTGAATCGTTTCTTGAAAAGGAGGTGGCCTAATGTTGCTTGCTTCTATCGATAATCCTTTCGAGCATGAGGCCGAATTAACGTTGGTGTTTTTCGCTATCGTTGCGGTTGTGCTCTGGCTTCCGCTTTCGCCGGTCGTTAATGCGGTGGCTAGTCGCTTTTGGCTGCGTTACGGCGCGGCTATAAAGAGCCTTGCTAAGTTAGAGGTTCGCTTGCTTCCATCGTCTGTAGTTGCCGCGTTTGAGGCTTTAGCGAATCGCGTTAGTTATGCGGTTGGCTTTGCGCTGTCAGAAATCCGCTTGTTTCTCGATCCGGCGGCTGAAAGGCGGCGTAGGCTTGGCCGCTATCTTGCCGCGCTGCCGCCTCATTCCGGCCTTACTGCCTACGAAGAGTTAGAGCTTGAAATAAACTCGCTTCCGGCTGGGGTTGGGCGTTTGCTCTTGCGTAAGCAGCTAAAGCAGCTGCCTAAACCGTCCGCGTCAGAAATTGCGAGGGCGAGGGCTATGCGCGGCTTACCCCGCGCCCGTCCGGGGCTCGTAAATCGCCTCTTGCATGGTCAAGTTCCGAAACATTATGGCTTTGTTGATTAACCCGAAAACGAAAGGAAAAACGAAGATGAAGAAACTAATAGTAATGGCCGTAGTTGCCATAAACGCCGCGCTCTGCGTGGCCGCGTCGAGCAATGCGCTCGTTCTACCCGAAGTCGATGCTAACGGCTATCGATGCGAGGGCGATTGCGATCCTGATACGCCTTGTCAGGTTTGCAATCCGCCTAAAGTTAAGAAGAGCGCGGCGAAGTCTAAGCGCGGCGAAAAGGCGGCGCGTAAGCGTTCCGAGAAGAAGCAAGGCGCGGCGAAGAAGCAGCGCAAACGCTCTTCTAAGAAGCAAGCGGGGGCGCGTAGGCGTTCCCGTAAGCCGGTTGTGGAAACGCCTGTAGCGGAGGTTGAATAAATGAAAGCTATCGTCGCTGTCGTAGTAGTCGCTACAATCGCGTATTGCGCCGCTGCGAACAATCCGCCGCGTGGTGCGCTCGATCTGTCAGAAGATGCGTACAACGCGGCTATGCCTTAATTTCGGCCAACGGGTGTTGGCTGAAAATCAACCAACCACCGCGCCCGCGTCAGTCGTTCGGCTGGCGCGGGCTTTTTCGCTTTCGTTGGGCGGCGGGCTGGCTCTCACAAGCACCCCGAAAAGAGCGAGGGCAAGGGCCGCGCAAGCGGCTCGCGCTCGCTCTTTTCGGGGGAAGGGAGGCTGGCACGTAGCCGCACAACGAAGAGAAGAAGGAGACAAAACCTTCCCCCCTCTGGGGGGCAGCGGAGCGAGGGGGGCAAAAGAGCGCGGCACTGCACGACGGAGGGCGGCGGCACGGCGAGCCCCGGAAGGAGCGCAGCGACTATCGGGGCGAGGTCGCCGCCGCGCCCGTCGTGTGTGCCGCGCTCGAACAGTGCGACGGATCCGGCAATGTATCGAGTCAATGCAACACATCGATGCAATGCACATCACGGCAATGCACCACATCACAGCAATGCTCACAAGCCACACGGTGCGCACGGCAACCGCTCCGAGGGCGGCGGCACGGCGAGCCCCGGCGGGAGCGCAGCGACCATCGGGGCGAGGTCGCCGCCGCGCCGGAGCGGGTAAGCCCGCGCAGCGGGCGCAAGGCATGAGAGAGAGGCCGCTATCCTGCGGCCTCTCACCTCAAAGCGAGGGCCGCTATCCTGCGGCCCGGAGCGCGGAGCGGGGCCGCTATCCTGCGGCCACGCGATCTCACGAGCCGCGCTATCCTGCGCGGCGAGGACTACGCGAGGCTGGCCGGTGTCTTCGCGAGCGGAGCGAGCGAGAGACCTTGCGCCGAAGGTGGAGCAAATTCGCCGCGCAAAAGTGCCGCGCTCGATTCGACGCGGTGACTCGACGATTTGACGCGACGCGAGGCGCGGCATGGCGACTCGACGCGAGGCGCGGCGTGGCGACGCGGCGAAGCGGAGAGGAGCTCTCTCTTCTCTCTCTCGGCTGGCGCGAACGCGAGACCCCCCCTTAGGGGGGGGCGAGCCCACACACGGGGGGGGGGCTAAAAAACCCCGGAGGCGAACGGAGAGCGGAGCGGAGCGCAAAGCGCGAAGCCGCTCGGAGAGAGCCGTAGCGGTACGCTCCGAAGCCGACGCTATCTGCGGAGGCATAGGAGCGGCGAGCGAAGCGAGAGCGAGGGGGAAATAAAACCGACGCCCCCCCGCGAGGGGGGGACGGAGAGCCACGCCGCTACCCTGCGGCGGGGCGACGGCGAGGAACGAGCCGCGAAGGGGGGCGGTAAGCCGACGCGCTTTCCCGCGAGGCAACGCCGAGCGCGCGGAGGCGTTTGAGCGAGCGCCGCTATCTCGCGGCGCGAAGCGTTCAAAAAAACAACCACACAGACGGCAGCACCGGCACACGCACACGGCTGGCAAGCAACGGCTACGGCGGCACGGCGAGCCCCGGCGGGAGCGCAGCGACCATCGGGGCGAGGTCGCCGCCGCGCCGTTGCGTGGGAAGCAAGCGGGTCGCCGCCGGAAGCGGGGCGGGCGAAGCTCGCACCGACCGGCGGCGGGCCGCGAGCGTGCGCGGCGCGTGGATTCGCGAGCGGAGCGAGCGAGAGACCTTGCACGCGGCAAGCGTGCAGAACTGCCGCGCCAAGGGTGGAGTGGCAGAAGTGCCGCGCCTGGTGTTGCACGGCAAGTGTTGTTTTCACGAGCGAAGCGAGTGAGGACGGCAAAACTGCCGCGCTCGGCAGGGCTTGCCGTGCTTGTTTCACGGGTCGAAGAGCCGTGGAAGCAATGCGAAGCGTTGCTTTGTTTCACGAGCGCAGCGAGTGATCGGGGCAGAAGTGCCGCGCTCGGCACCAGTGGCCGTGGCAAAACTGCCGCGCCAAGAGTGGAGTGGCAGAAATGCCGCGTAATGGCTTTGCAAGGCATTTTTCACGAGCGCAGCGAGTGATCGGGGCAAAACTGCCGCGCTCGGCAGGGCTTGCCGTGCTTGTTTCACGGGTCGAAGAGCCGTGGAAGCAATGCGAAGCGTTGCTTTTTTCACGAGCGCAGCGAGTGATCGGGGCAAAACTGCCGCGCTCGGCAGGGCTTGCCGTGCTTGTTTCACGGGTCGAAGAGCCGTGGATGCAATGCGAAGCGTTGCTTTGTTTCACGAGCGCAGCGAGTGAGACCCCATACCCCGTTTTAAAAGGCGGTTAAACGCAGACTAGGGGGCTTTAAATACGGCCCAAAAAAATTGAAGCCCCCACGCGCGAAGCATGGAGGCCGTTCCTAAAGTCGAATTGAAAAGTTCTCAAGTCAGGCGCGAAAATACACCTTATTTAAGCAATGTTTTCACCATGAAAGCGAACACAAAAAGGAAGCTTGGCATAGTAGTTTTTTTCAACATCTTCACGAAGGAAAAGTTCGCCGGTTGTGGTGTCGAAAGAGACGTAGCGCACTCGATCATTAAAGCCGAGCGGGAACGTCGGGAAGTGCTTGCGCTTCAAGCGGCGAAGATGCGTGTCGAGGATCTTCAGGAAGAGCAGAAGATTAGGAATGGTGATATCAAGGTAGAAGCGGCCATCGGAAGCGTAGAAGCCGCAGGAGCCTTGACGCGACTGCTTTACAACAGCGTCGAAGTAAGCGCGGGCACTAGAGACGGTGAGGCGTTCGAGCTGCATGATTTGGTATGTGATGACTTTTATCACGTAGCCGTAACGCTTCAACTTCTCTTGCTCGTAGTCGATCGCTTGCGCGTAATCTCCTGCATCCGTCGTAAAGCGAAGAATGCAATCATCAAAGAGTTTGGAAGAGGCGATAGTCTTAATAGACGAGCAATGCGCGACTTCCTTCAAGACCATGTGATAGTAGCCTTGTGCAGCTTCGCCACGAAGACCAAGCGCGGCGGTCGCTCGGTTCATCGTGGCGAAGAACTTCTTGAAGTGAGCCGGTGTAAGCTTAAACGCTGCCATGGCTACTCCTTGACTTCAAGCTGCTTATGCAAGCAAGTTTGCTCGATACCGGCAGAAAGGTGGGTAGCAGTAGCGTACTCTTCATATTCCTTTTCTGTTGGCGGCGGAGTGTCTGGATCATAAGGCATAAGTAAATCATTGCTCATGAGGAAAGCCATGGGAAAGGCTTTCAATTGCTTGGTATAAGATGCGCAGAGAACTTCAAATTTGGATGTAAGCTCGATCCATTGAAGATCAGTGCATTTAGTAAAGTAGCGGAGTTTAATAACTCGCTTGCGCTTAGATCCTCGCTTTGTGACAAACTCGGACTCAACTTTGAGTTTAAGCTTGTCGGCGTGACGATCACCGTATTGCTCAATACGCATGAGGCCAAGAAGCTGAATGAAAATCTTGCGTTGCCAAGAGCCAACAAGAGCGACGGTGTGCTCATGCTCGACGTCATCGGCAATCTGGTCGAGAGACAAACCGTGTTTAGAGCAAATCTTTCGCAAGAGGTGTTCGGCTGCATCGCGCTCGCCAGCGTAACCGGCATCAGCGAGAGCCTTCATCTTGCGAAGTCGTTCTTTAAGAGCATCGATATCCATGTCGAACTCCTTTCAGTCAGCGTGATTGCGGGGCCAACTCAACACAAGGCTAAGGGCAGAAGCGACAAACCAACCGCTTGACATTGAGTAGTAACCACGAAAACAAAGATTTAGCGCGATAGTGAAACACACGGTAAAACAAAGTGTCCATCTATACATTTTACACCTCGCATTCAGTCTTCGTCATTGTCGAGCCAGACGGTTTCGGCTTTCGTACATGGTATAGGAAAGATATCTAGCTTCAATTGGAGAGCTACAAGGAGCTCTTGCGTTGCGCCAAGACTTCTTTCCCATCCGGGGAGAAGAGCTATTGCGTCGCAAGTCCGCAAAGTCTGTTCCTCGAACTCCATCACTTTGAGAAGAAGAGGCTTGTTTTCAAGTAGCTCTTGATCGGTGCCAAACCGTGCGCCGATTTCAAAAGGAGATTCGACGCTCCAACCTTGGGAGCGGTAATAATTAGTGAGCTCTTCGAAAACAGCGCGGTTGAGGTCTTTGGTTCCGCGCATGGGGCCAGCAATGTAGATGCGTTTCATTAGTTGTGTTCCTTCATGGGTGGTTTGAATAGAGTTAGTGGTACGCCGTTTTTGAAGCCAATCTGATGTTTGGTAAACAAAGCATCGAGGGTTAAGACTTCGTGTATCAATACCTGAACGCCGGTGCGAGCAAAGACTTTATTGTGCTCTACGCCAGAAGTCCAATACTGAGACTTGCGAATGTAATCAACTTCCTTGCAGATAGCACGGAGTGATTTAAGCACTTCATCGGGAAGGGTGTAGCCCTTGGGCTTTTGGATTTTAGCGGCCATGACGTTTCACCTCCTGCGCTTCGGAAACTTGCCGACGCGCCGAGCCTCGATGCGCTTTTTCTTCTGTGACTTCTTCCACGGATGGCGAGAAGAGAAGCGGACACGAAGAGCTTGATAGTCAATCGGGTTAGTGAATATGAAACAAGGTATGTGGTTGTGTGGTGTGTTCATTAGTTGTGTTCCTTGTGTTCGGGTTCGTAAATTTCAGAATCAGAGATAGATTTGCTGATGTCGTTAATGGCTGCAAAGAGAATCAACACGGCAGATTTGATGTCGCGGGTTGTCCTGTAAGCAAGGCGGACAAAAGTCACAAGGGCTTCGCGCAGCTTGGCTTTAGCTTCTTCAAATTCTTTGTTCATTGATAGCCTTTCTCTTTAAGTTCGCGCTCGATGGATTGAAGCCGACGAAGTAAAGCCATAGAACTGAGCAAACAAAGATCGTAGAAGTAACAAGGGTATAAGCTACATTCGGGATTGCAGATAGGGAAGCATACTGGCATGGCCTACTTTCCTTCCTTTGCTGACGGTGAAAGATGCTGCTTGGAAAAGTCGCAGACGTTTGTAACAAGCTGAGAGACAAAAGGCATTTCGGCTGCGCTTGCCGTCAGCTGGTCAACGTTAACGCTCACGTTATCGTCAGTGCCGATGGTTGAGCAACGAGTAATGCTTAACGTGATTTGCATTGTTCATGCTCCTGATTGAAAGGTGACTTATAATTAAGGAAGTGTTCAAACTGATCGAGAGCGAAGTCGAGCTTTTGAGCAGCTTCTTTGATATGACCGGCCAGAGCTTCAATGGTGAGAAAAGGATCGGTGCCCTTAATCTCGGGATGATGTTCCATCCAAAAAGCCATTTCAAGGAGACGCTTGCGGAACAAAGTCAAGGTGTTGGCTTGGCGAGTCAAATTCTCTTTCTGAATGTCAGGCATTAGACCCTCTTTCCTTTGCGCTTCAAGAAATCCGGCACGGTGAAGATGCCAACGTCAGGAGAGATAGAATCCCAATCCGTGTCAACTTCGAGGCCGATACGGTTCAAGACTTCGAGCATGCCGCCAATGCGAGCGCGGCAGATTTTCGCGCAAGGCTCGCCGTCGTGTAGGACGGCGTGAGCTTTTAGCGCGGCTATGCGCTCACAGAAGTACTTAAGATCGCGGCCATTGACAAACGCGATTGTTCTTGCGTCAACGTCGGGGTTTGGTGGAGGCGGAAGAATGTCTTTAGGCATGGTAGTTACTCCTTTACTTTTTAACGGAAAGATTTACAGGGCCACATTTAGGACAAACGATAACCCTCTTGCCGCGATAAGAACGCAGGGTCTGTAGTGGAGAAGCGCAGACATCGCAACGAGAGGGCTCCGCTGGTGTAAAAGGTTTAAGCGGATTATCGGGAGCGATTTCTTCGGAAGCTTGAGCAGACTGGATTGCGCGATTGAGAAGATGAATAGAAGAATTAATCTCATCAATCGCAAGTCGGTTGATATTGTTATTGCTCGCTTCGATAGCCTTTGAAATGTGTGATATGGCATTTTCGCAGTAAGCACCGAGAATTAAATTATTAGCCATGATGCTTACTCCTTCCCTTCGAATGCGGAGGCCAGATGGTCGGCGGCGTGGGACAGGATCAGTTGACGCGGGAAGCGTTCAAGCGCGGCGTGATATTCCTTTAGCTGCTCTTCGTCGAGACCGAACGCGCCCATGTGCCAGACGATGGCGCAACGCTCTTCGTCGGTGAGGTGTATTCCGAGTTCAGCCGCGATGAGAGCCGAGGCGACTCCGTGGCCGGGATAGTGAAGGTGCGCAAAGCTGTAGCCGCTGCCGGTCTTCGACTTGCGGTAGCAATAGCACTTAACGAGGTCGTGTAGCATGCCGAAACGAAACGCGCTCATGCGCTCCTTGAAAACGCCAAGGCCGAGAGTATTGTCGGTGACGTTTATCGAGTGTTCGATGAGACCGCCGGAGTGGTTGAGGTGGTGGCGCATCGAGGCGGGAGCAGTGAAGTAGCCTATCTTTTCAAGAGAGGCTATGAGCTTCGACGAGAGCCCGCCATTAAGAAGATAGGCGCGTGCCTTCTCTTCGAGTTTTGTTTTGTCGGTTTTGTTCATGTTACTCCTTTATTGTTATGGATGGAGGTAGTTCGGGATCCGGCACTTCGACCAGAAGAGCCGATACGAAATTGATAACCTTCGATTGCAAGTCAATTGCAAGAGTTGAAAGAAGGTTGAGGCGGAAATAAGCCGGTTGAGAATCGTCTAAAAATACTTGATTTAGAAAATCAAGAGAAGCGCGAACGCTGCGAAATGCATCATAGACGTTGGCCGGAAGGTCAAGCGAAGGTTTACGACGTCTGAATTTAATACGCTTCATGTTCTTAGTATTTTGCGCCTTGCTTGTTAAGGAATGATCGGACGCGACGCCAATAAGCCGCAGTGGATCGCAAACGATAACCGTAAGGGCCTCCGTTGTGGATCCGTGCTAATACTTCGATGGTCGGAGTTTTGCCGGTTGTCGCCTTGTAAATATCGCCGTAGAATCGCCAATAAACAAGCATCATGTCTTGGGACTTCATCGGAGAAAACCGATCACAAAGACGGAAGCTTGGAAAGAAGCGATAACGACTGAGAAGCATTATACGGTTAACGTCGCGAAGATAGATATCGGTGATCTGATAAACGTTAGCCGAACGCTTGCCGCTCGTGCTTTCGACATCTGCGATAGCATCAAAGAGCGGATCGAGATTCAGACCGAAAAGCATCATGGCTAAAATCATATTGAAAATGTTGTTTGAGTGAAGTGTGATTGCTTTAGAATACCGGCAGAAATCAACCGCTTGCCACGCTCTACAAGATAGTCGGAACGCTCCAGAGGATCAAAGAAAGCGCGGGCGTATGTCTTCTGCTGGTTGTCGCCCCAATTGATGTGCCTACGCAAATGCTGCAAAGCAAGGACAGCCCTAATCAGGCATTCGCAAAGAGGAACATCATCGGAGCGGATAATGTCTTTCTTGATCCAAACGAGAATGTCCATAAGCTGGGCGCGTTCGCTCGGATCAAGACGGCAGTTAAAACGATACGGGCGGGTCGAGCTGCCGGAATCCGGCGCATGATCCCAATCTTTCTTAACTTTGATTTCGGACATATCCGCTCCTTTGATTTGGGGGTGATTAATAATCGGCTTCGATGTTGCTTAGAGATTCAAAGCCCTTTGCAATCTTGAGGAAGTAAGCCCAATCAAGAGCAATAGGCTCTGACGGGTGCTTAGCGTTGTGAGCTTCGACGGTGCGCTTAGCGTTGGAAAGGTACGCAATAAAAACGCCGAGGCCGCGAACCTTGATTAGAGACTTCACAAATTGAAGCTCTTCACCATGAGGATAAGGGAGCCCAAAGGCGCGGCTAAATTCGTTGATGTCTTTAACCGGCGGTACGTCGGCAAGAACGACCTTGAGAATGCCACGACGGCGCAGCTGGTCGAATGAAAGCTTGTTAGGCCCTTCTTCGAAGGAAGTTAAACCGACTTTAGTTGCGCAAAGAACGAGGCCGCAATGAGAGAGGTCGTAAACTTCGCGGATGAATTCGACGAGCTGACGGGAAACGTCGGGCTTAACAGTGTTGAGACACATATGAAACTCATCGAGAATCAAAAGGGAAGAGTCGTTAAGCGAGTTGACAACTCGGTCGATGATTTCATTTGACGAAAGCTTATCGAGGGAGCGAAGATTACAGGTTTCGCCAAGAAGTCGAGCAAGCCGAGTTTTTGACATCCCAGACCGACAGCGTAGATACTTAATTGCTGGACTATTGCAGCGTCGAACAAACTCTTCGAGCGAGCGGGTTTTTCCGAGGTGGGACGCACCGAAGATGAAAGCTGGCATGTTGTCATAAAGAGCGCGTTTGCAGAGTTTGAAAATAAGGTTGGCGGTTGTTGTTTCGATGAAGCCGACATCAGCGGCCATAACAAGAGAATCGGACTGCTGCCGAAACTTGATTATCCTCTTGACAATTTGAGACCAATCGTCTGCAGGGTATTTGCCACTAAAGACAAGAGAGAGTGTTGCCTTAGAAATTCCCGTGCGGCTTGAAAGCATCGGGAGCGTGAGATTATGGTCGATTGCGTGACCGTGAAGCCAGAAAATCTGCTCGCCTTGATCGGGGGTGAGTTGATTGCGCTCGATTGCGCGATCAATGACATCGCGCATTGATTCATCTGTACGAATCAAAAGAGAGGCGGAAGGATCTTTTGCAGCTTCGGTTGTTTTAACTTCGTTCATGGGTGTATCGTTCCTTTTGTGTTACTTAAAGATGATTGTTAAGAAAGCGCAGTTGCGCTTGGTGAGCTTCGTGTCTTCCAATGAGGTGTATTCAATGCTAAGATGGTTAAGGGTCGCACCGTAAGTAAGGGCGGCTAAAATCTGAGCTTTCTGAACGTGGTTGGAAAATTCAACGCAACAAATTATGTCTTCGCAGTTGATATTAGAGTGAGCGTGCTTGATGCGTTCAATTATAGGAAAGTCGCAACGGTCAGCAAGAACGGCTGCGTAGCGACAAGTAGAAACGAAAGCACTACGCAGGTGCGTGAGCTTGCGGCGAATGGTTGCTTTATTTATTGGTAGTTTAGTTGGTTGCTTTTTCATGGGTGTATCTTTCTTTTGGGTTGAGCTGAATCAAACAAGCTGATTCAGAAATTGAATGGCCGATGATTGCTTGCCTTCTTCGTCTAAGGTTGAATCATGGTCGATCTTGGCATCGTCGGGAAGTTCGAGAACTTCGGAAGCTGAGAGTGCTTCGCCACTTCCGAGGTCGGGGACGCGCTGAGCTTCTTGAGCGGATTGAAGCAAGAAGCGGTTGAACTTTTCGGCAACAAGACGTTGAACGGTTTCCGGGGCGTGACGCGCCTTTACTTCGGACATCATTTCAGTTACCTGATGGATCTTCTGGCCCATCGCGGCACGGATCGTGTCAGGCGAGCTCCAAGCGGCAGTCTTGAGAATAGGACACATGCCGAGAACTGTTTCGCCGGTTTCGTCGCAAAGCCAGATGTGGTTGGTAAGCTCGCCAAGAGGGTTCCAAAAGAACCTGACCTTGGTGCCAGGCGAAAGCCGCTTGTGAATTCCGTTGCGGTCGATGATCTCGGCAATATAGGTTTTGCGTTCGCCGGGATAATAAAGAATGTCGGTGAAAGAAATCGTGCCGTCGCCGCGCACGGTAGCTTCTCTTGCGTCTCTCGGATCAGAGAAGGCGGGAAGGTCAAATAGAGGCCAGCGTATCAAGTCTTTCTGCCCTGCATTCCAGACTTCACGGCGAGACATGCGACGCTGGCGAAGAAGATGTGTTTTGTCAGAATTAATAACGGCCATTGTTGCTTGAATGGCTTCGGGGCTCATGTCGTTAAAGCGGTCGCAGTTCAGCCAATCGGAAGTAGGGGATAGCCGGTACTCCATGACTTCGCGCCCCGCCCATCCTTCGAGATTGTGACGAGTGCGATCCATAACATCGTCTTCGAGCATGTAGAAGTAGCGGCAGTATTTATCGTATTGAAGGACGGGCAACATCAAATGGTTTACAAGAGTCGGATCGATGCGACTTGCAAGCTCGATTTCTTGCTGAGAGTATTTCACAATTGCGGCGTTCGATTCGTGAAGGTGAGCAGCATCGCGGCCACGGTTGCCGAGAAGTGAGGCAGTAGCGTTGTGCAAAATATTATGAGCGCATTCGCAAAGTGACTTCATGCGAGGATTGCCACCGGCATTGCCGATTAGCAAGCCTTGGTGAGCGGGCTGATTGAGAAGCCCTGAAACTTGAAAATGCAAAAGCTGTCCATATCCCGGAACGGCGGCGATTCGACGTTGAACGTTTTCGCGTATCGCAGTTGTGCCGCGTTCCAAGATGAATGTTGCGCCGTCTTTGTGAAAGCCCTTGCAGCAAACAAGATACTGCAAGGCGAAGCGGAATTGAATCTCCTTAAGATTGTCGCGGACTTCCTTGCCGGTCTTGGGATCCTTCACAAGAATGCGCGGCTTCATTGCAGAGACAACTTTAAACGCGCTTGATACGTCGTAAATCGCAAATTCAAGCGGCTGGAAGGTTCCCGTCTGGCCGGGGGCGAATACATCGATGTTGTGCCACACGTCATCAGCTTGGAAGAGGGAGCCAACGGGCAAGCCTACGCGGGAGCGGACAACCGGAAGCGTTGAGCCGAGCGCGGCAAATTGGCCCTGACGGTTCCAAGCGATTGACATTTGACGCGAAGAGTCATGGAGGCGCATGCGCATCAAGTTCGCGTAGGTCATGCCGCGTGGAGTCCAATTGATCGGACACGTTGCAGGAACAGGCGAGGCGGGGAAGTCCTGACGGTAGATGTCTCTCCAAGTACCGAAGGAGAAACTTTCACCGGCGCGGAAGTCTCGCATCATCGCATCATAGCCGCCCTGATCTGTGTTGCGGTCGCGCTCGCAGTAGGTGACGAAATCGCGGTAGAACTTTGAACCGGGTGTAGCCTTGGTGAGCTTGCGCTTGTCGGCCAAGACTAAATCATCTTCGCCGGAATCACGCCAGAGCTTGAAAAGCCGCTGCAAGGTTTTAGCCGAGATTCCTTCTTGGGCCGCGATCTCATCGTATTTGTCCATCTTCTTTTCTGCGTCTCGAATCTCAGCCATTCGACGAGCGAGGCGAGAAACGCGCTCTCGCTCGGCGAAGTCTGAAATAACAGAATAGGAATCGTATTTAGCTGATGCTGTCATTGTTACCTGACTTTGTTTATACGAGTAGAGAGGAATTCAAGAAACGACTTGCGGACAATGCCATAGCGCGAGCGTTTATCTCCCGTGGTCAAATCTATGTACTCAAACTTGAAATCACGGATCCACGAATAAATCACGTCTTCGCAGATCGGAAGAACTTCGCAGATTTGATAGGGCTTGAGTACAGGGATCTGGGGAAGCGCGTCGGCAATCAGCTTAAGGCTCGGTTGATCCTTAAGCATAAGCCGTTCGTCAATTTCGACGAAGAGGTCTCTTTGGATGGGCGTTGGCATGGGCGAGAGCCTTTATTTTGCAGCAAGGCGTTCGGAGAGAACTTGCACGTGCTGCTTGAGTTCTGAAAGAGCGTCGCGGGCTTGATCGATCGGAAGAAGCTTCGCGGCGGAAAAGAGCGCGGAGCGATTCTTCACGAGGAACGAAAGCGGCTTGGCCCAAAGGCGTTGCGCGGACTGTTGCGAGGAAAGCCGCTCGGCATTGGGAGCGGTCGAAGTGCCGGACGGGCGACCGGGAGCATTGCCACCCTCGGAAGAGAAATCAAACAGCTGCTGAGTGAGCTTGCGGAGAGAAGTCACCTCATAAATCTTGTCAAGGCGAGTTGTAACCTTGGAAGGAACTTCGATTGAATCATCACCGGTGAGAAGCTTCAACGCCTGATCGGATGAGCAAGAAAGAGAGTTTGCAACTTGCGTCGCAAGAGACTTCCAGCGCATGGCAGTCTTGTAATTAACATCGGGGCAATGCTTGGCGAGCCAAGATTGCATTCCCTGACCGGCTTTGCGATTCTTCAAAACGCCGCGCTGCTCAAGTTCGATCTCCGCTTGCGCAAGTGCCGCGCCGAAATTCAAGGTGCGACGAACGAGGTCTTGAGTCGCAAGAGTCAAATCGTTGTACTGCTGGCTGATTGAAGTTGCCATTACATCTTCCGTGATCTGAGGTGCGGGAAGAGTCGCAACGGCGGTTTTATTAGATTTGGATGATTTCGACATGATTACTCCTTTTTGATTTTAGTTAGATGGTTGTGTCTTCAACAAGACGGATGCGGTCGCGCTTGGCACGGGAGAGAGACCCGGGCGCACGTCCCGAAACGTAATTTGCCACGGCTTGCTTGGTAACACCAAGCTGACGGGCAGCAGCAGCTACGCCAATGTAGCGCGTAGTGTTTCGCCTAACGCGAATGACGATTTTCTTATTTGAGGATGACATTGGCATTGTCCAGATTGAAGTGTTGGATGTATTGGACGCGGTGAAGACGCGTAGTGCGCCTAAACTCGATCATAGCTCTATGGTTGGAAACGAAGAGCGAAAGAAGGAAGACGAAGTATGCGACAAGCAATACAACGCTCCAGAAGATGAAGGTTTCGTCCTTCATTACTTAGAGGCCTCCGACGAGACTTCTTCCGGCCAGCAGTCTGCAATATCGAGACGTATGGTAGAGAAGTCGGCTTGCATATTAGGCCTAACGTCGCAAGTCAAGTACCGCTTGCCCTTCTGGGGAATAATGCAGTTCTGCAAAATCCCCTTCGCGTCGCGCCAGTCGTGATCGTTGATCTCCATGCGGAGAAGAGAGAAGATGCGCGAGGTTGAGAGGAATCCTTGAGAGTTGGCCTTGAAAGCTTCGCTAACGATGAGACGAAGAGCGGAAGCGTCACTATCACCAACGCGAGAGAGAACGCCGTTAACGTATTTAAGCATCAGCTCACGAGCCTTTACAACGCGCTCGTCGAGAAAGATGTTATAACGCTGGCGGATCGAAACGCGGATAAGTCCATCAAAAGAGGTGGTCGAGAAATTGCCCTTGTCTCCAAGAGACTCTTTGAGAGAGGCAAGTTTGTCGAGGTCTTGAATAGATTCAGCCACGACAGATTCAAGCAGCTTGCGAGCTTGAATGAAGCGACGATGTATGCGGCGGGATGCGGCATCACGCGCACGGTCATAGGAAGAGACGTACTTAAGCGGCACATTGTTGCCGTTGTTGTCTCTCATTGTCTTTGGTGTCTTCATGGTATTTTTCCCTTGGGTGGTTTTTGTTTCGACGGCGCACCGTGCGCCATCCGAAATAAATTTATTGTTTTTCATTTTGCAGTTCATGTGTAGGTGTTTTGCGTCAGGTGGTTTTTTGATATACTAATAATTTACTGTCAACTGTCTGTGCGTATTATACACTAAATTTTATTCGGGCGCAAGGGGGAAAGTGAAATAATTTTATTGTCGTAAAAAAGGAGGTAAAAACAAATGACGATAGGAGAGAGACTAAAGCAGCTGCGAGGCAAGCTATCGCAGAGAGAAGCGGCCAACAGAGTAGGAATGATACAACAGCAATGGCGTATTTACGAATCAGATCAATCAACGCCGGGCGCAAAGCTGATCGTGAAGATCTGTGAAACGTTCGGCTGTCAGTCTGATTGGCTGCTTGGTCTAAAGAAGGAAGACGGAAGAATAGTTGCAACAAATTCTGCCGTTGTAATCGGAGGCGGCACGGCCATAAATAATGCAGAGCCGGGAGCGTCGCCAATATGCCGCAAGTGCGAAATTAGGAAAAGGATGGAGAAGATAAACAAGTTGGCAAGCATGAAATAAAAATATTGTATCTTCTCACAGGAGAGAAGATAGAAAAGCGGCGACCCAACCTAATACCGCGCCAGCCGTTGAGGGGGCAGCGCGGTCGGTCGGGCACCCCGCCGCCGAACCGCATTAAAGCGGTTTTTGTCCAGCCTTTTGACCCCTAAAGCGGGGGTGAGGCGGGAAAAGGAGCATAGAACCCGTTTAATCAGCTCTAAAAGCCGTTTAAAATCGTTTCTAACGGCTTGGTAGGGTAATTAGCCGTCCCAAGAGAGGAACGCGCCAGAGGCCAGATTTGAGGGGTGTCTGAAAACCGCCTCCGGCGACAGTAAATTTATTTCGCCGCTCTATCTTCTCGCGTGTGAGAAGATAGACGGTTTAGGCGATGTTTGGGATGTTGGCTTTCAATCCTTGAATCCAGCATCCCGCTTCCATTTTATTGCTATAATTCGCGGCAGTTGCGGAACTTGGGTGTATCTGCAAGGGCGAACGGCCAGCGTGGCCCCGGCTATACGGGGCAAACAATAAAATTATGTCATTACTGTTAATAGCAGCAGCAGAAGTGGGAGCGAAAGCAGCCGAGGTGAGCGGCGGTATGTCGCTGATCGCGCCGGAATTCGTCACAGCTCTGCTTACAGGCGTTGCCGGTATTGTTTCAACCGCGCTTGTTTACTTCAAGATGAAAGGCAAGCAGAATAGCGAGACGCAGACGGTGAAGATAAAGAGGCCGGTCGATTCAGACGATGTTTATGTGACTCGGGGCGAATGCCGCCAACATCGATGCGCAATGGAAAAGCGGGTTGACGATTTAGACAAGGCGGTAGAAAAGCGGATGGATGACTTGGGGAAGAGGATCGAGAATATAGGCCCAGCATTGGGGAGGCTATTCAAGAAGCTTAACGACGTTGACGAAAAGAACGAAGGTAGGGTTACAAGGCTGCACGACAGGCTTGACCCATTGCTGCAGAAGGTAGCGGCAAATTCAGAGGCGATAGCAATCATGAAGGAAGAGAGGCGGAGCAATGCGAAACGAAATGCTTGAACATGTAATCCTTAAGAATCTACAGAGAGTTGACACGGGCTTGAAGGAGAAAAGCCTTATGTGTGCGGTCGAGATTGAAATGGATCGCCCCGACCTGACTACGGCAGAATTCGAGGATGCTATCAAAAAACTCGAAGACAAGGCACTTGTGGAGAAGTTCACCAATTTGATTGGTGATACAGTCTGGGGAATCACGGCAATGGGGCGTGACGCTCTGAAAGGACTGTGATAATGAAGATCCGTGGTGATAGCTGGGCGGCTACGCTAACAGAAGAGCAAGCATGGGAGCTCTTCTACAAATCGCGCCGGTGTGATTGGCAAGTAGCGGCGAAGTGGGCGAAGAAAGAATACAAGCTTGCTTCGATGCCGAGCCGCAGCGCGTTCTATGCGTGGAAAAAGCAGATGCAAGAGGAGGAGCATACGCACAAAATAGCGCAAGCTCTGATTGCACAGCAAGAAGCGAAGTCAATAGCGGCCAACTACAACATCACGGATGAAGACAGCGTTAAAGCCCTGATGAGCGCAGCGACAAACGCGAGCATACTTTCAGACAATCCAAAGCTTGCGTATGGACTCATTGAAACGGCAATGATGGTTAAAGACCGTCAGCTTAAGGAGATTGAGCTTAAGCAGAAAAAGGAAGAGCAGAAGGTTAGAGAAGAATACTTGAAGCTCTCTCGTGAAAAATTCGAGTTCAGCGCGGCGCGTGAAGCGATGAAGCACGTTGAGGACATACGAGAAATCACGAAGAACGAAAAACTTGATGCAGACGAGAAGATTGCAAAGGTGCGTGAAGCTCTCTTTGGATCGGAGGCAACGAAAAAGTAAATGGCAAAGCCGTTAATAGAGTTCAGAGAATATCAAAAGCCCGTCTTCAATGATCGGGAGACAGGCATTTTGATTATCTTCTGGAGCCGCCAGATAGGTAAGTCATTTACAATGGCTGCTTGGGCGGTGGATAGGCTATTGACGAGACCGGGACGCTTGGTGACGGTGCTTTCAAACTCGAAGGATAACGGCGCGGAGTTTGCGCTTAAGTGCGTCGAGATCGGCCAGAAGCTAAAGATCGCAAAAGAGAATTTGGAATTCGAGGCTTGTGACGATTTCGTTGACTTCGAAGAAATGAAGTACGAGATTCGGATAAAGGTCAAAGGCAAAGTTGGTCGTATCAAAGTTCTCGCAGCTTCGCCGCGCACGGCGCGTGGTTTCTCCGGCGATCTCATCATTGACGAATTCGCGTTCCATGAAGACGGCGCGGCCATCTGGGATGCAGCAGAGCCGATTCTATCTTCAAACCAAGACTTCCTCTGCAGGATCGCTTCGACCGGAAACGGCGTCAACAACATGTTCTATCGGATGGTGACAGAAGGTGTCTATCCGGTCAACATCGTAAGGCGTTCGGATGCGTGGAGAATGGGCGTGAAGATTTTCGACCCGAAGACGCGCAAGCCGATTACGCCGGAAGAGGCAAGGGAAGCCGCGATAGACAAGGCGAGCTACGACCAGAACTATGAATGCAAGTTTGCGTCGGAGACGGGAAGCCTACTCACCAACGCGCTCATAAACAAGGCGAAGGAAGCGAGCGACGGCGTGATAGTAGAGGGAGGTGTAACGGAAGAATGCTTGAGGAGGCTCGACGAGGCCAAGGCGAGAGGGAACCGCGTCGTTGGCGGCTTGGACGTTGCGGCCTCAAGGGACTATACGGTAGGGAGCTTCTTTGAAGAGATAGGCGACACGCTGCATGGCCTATTCATAGTGCGCATCAAAGGCGAAAGATTGCCGACACAGAAAGCCGAGCTTCGCAAGGTACTAGACCATGACGCGGTAGACAAGCTTGCGATAGACGAAACCGGCATTGGCCTTGGGCTCGTTCAGGACTTGGAGGACGAATACCCAGAGAAAATAATCGGCGTGAACTTCGCAGAGAGCGAGGTCATAGAAGAGTACACCGACGGCAAGGGCAATAGGCGCGTGAGGAAAGCGAGGGTAACGGAAGTAATGGCGACCGATCTTGTAGAGGCGCACGAGGACGGCACCATAAACTATCCCGTTGACGGTATCATGAGGGAGGATCTTCGCAAGCCGAAGAAAATCCGAATGGGTAGCAGAATCTCAATCGCGGCAGAATCCACCAAGACCGGCCACGGCGACCACTTCTGGAGTATTGCGCTTGGGAAGAAAGCAAGCAAGGCGGACACGAGCGCGGCAGCGGAGCCGCCAGAGGAAGAAGTACCCGAGGGCTACAAGTACAAGCGCGGGTTTGGGAACATCTAAAGAAAGGCGTTGAACTATGCTTAAAGGCATCGGCAAATGGATTCAGAAAATGGGGAGCGCACTTGGCGGCGCGGACGTTACGCGTGAGCAGATGAGCCGTTTCAATGCGCTATTGGGTGCAGACCCCGACAAGATCGTAAATGCGATAACGTCGTACAACTGCGGCAACTTGGCGCTCATGGCTCGCATAATCGAAGAGTACGAACTTCGGGATGACAAGATGCGCACATGCTCGAAGAAGCTACGCGCCTCGGTCGCACGGTGCGACTACACCATTTTGAAGCGCGAGGGCTACGAGAAGGACAAACGCGCCGCACTGCACGAAGAGACGCTTCGCCGGTTCTGGTCGGGCATAAAGGCGACGAACCGCTTCAAGATGGACGAGCGCGGCGGTTTCTCGCTGCTCCTGAAACAGATGATGGAAGCGGAGAGCCTTGGCTACACCGTGCATGAGATCGTCTGGGGTCTGAAAAAGGACGGGAGCCTTGCGGCGCAGTTCATAAAGATACCGCTATGGCACTTCGAGAACCGCACGGGCAAGCTGCGCTTTCTGCCGACAACAAACGTCATGGACGGCGAGGAAATGCGCGACGGCGAATGGCTGGTATCGACCGGCGACGCAATCGGCATGGCCGCTTCAATATGCGCTTGCCTGAAACGCTGCACGCTTGGAGACTGGGCGGTTTTCTGCGAGCGGTGCGGAATGCCCTTCTTCATCGGCAAGACCGGCGCGGCGTACGGGACGAAGCAGTGGAAAAACCTTTGCGCGGCTCTAGCGGCAATCGGACGCGACGCAAGGCTGGTCGTTGACAAGTCAACGGACATTAATGCTGTGCAGACAGGCGGGAGCGGCAACCAGCCGTATTCGCCGCTTGTGGAATGGGCGGACAGGGCGATATCGTGCGCTTATCGAGGCGCGGACTTGTCGACGATGAGCGGCGGATCGGAAGCGACGGGCGCGAGCTTGCAGGGCGACGAAATGGGGATTATCGAACAGGATGCATGTTTGAGGATATCAGAGACGCTGCAGGAACAGGTCGAGAAGTTTGTAATACAGTTCATGCACGGCGACGAAGAGCCGTTGGCGAAAATCTGGATAAAGCCGATGAAGAAGCCGAACGTGGACGCCGAGATCAAAATCGACAACCATCTTATATCGCACGGTGCAAAGCTCTCAAAGGCTGATGCGCTTGCGAGGTACGGAAGGACGGAGACAACCAAGGCGGACGAGGACACCGCCTTGGAGCCCGCAGCAACACCAGAGAAACAGGAGTCGCAGAAATGAAAAAGGAACTGTGGAACAACTACGCCATAGCGAACGAAGAGGCTTTTAGCGAGCCGCTTACGATTCCGTATGGAGAATGGCCGTGGAGCGAGAAGATAAGCCAGCGGTTCGACAAGAACGGCGCGGAGAAGATAGCGGCAGGCCTCGACGCGAAGATCGCGAACGGCGAGCCGGGCATACCAGTCTATCAGGGACACCCCGACGTTCCGGCACTTGCCGCGCAATATCCAGACAAGGCGGCTATCGGCTGGATCAAGAAGATCGAAGTCGAGAACGAATGCGCAAGGCTGACGGTCGAGTGGGAGCGGTTCCCCGGCAAGGGCTTTGGCTGGATGTCGCCGTACTGGAGAGGGATTGCAATAAGCAACGAGAACGGCGGCGTGGTCGTGCCGGTCGATGAGCTTGTTTCGCTTGGATTGGTGAACAATCCGAGGATCAAAGATTTCCGACTGCCCAACGAAGAGCAGACGGAGGTAAACAACCAAGGAGAAACCAACATGGATAAAATGAAGGAAATCTGCAAGTCGCTTGGCTTGCCAGAAAACGCCAGCATGGACCAGTTGTGGGATGCTCTTCGCGAACTTAAGCAGAAGAGTGATTTCGCAGAGGCCATAAAGACCGCGCTCAAGGAAATGGGCGTTGAGGTTGGAGAAGACGCGAAGCTCGCCAACGAGGTGAAGCGCGTGTTCGACGAAAAGAGCGAGGCAGTCACCGCGCTTGAGAACTGCAAGAAGGATCTCGAAGCGGCGAGGACGGAGCTTGCGAACAGCAAGACCGAGGCCGAGACCGCCAAGACCGCGCTTGCAAACTCGGAGGCGGAGTTAACGAAGCTCAAGAAGCTTAAGACCGTGAGCGCGACCATGGCTCTGGAGAACCAGCAGCAGGCCACGGAAAACCGCATGAGCCTCGTGAATGAGATCATGGCGGAGAAGAAGCTTGATTTCGATTCGGCTTGGGCCGAGGCGAAGGCAAAGAAACCCGAACTCTTCAAGTAAGAGTTCACAACAAAGGAGCAAACATGGACAAGTGGAGTCCTAACGGGAACAAGACGTACACCGCGGGCGGTGCCATCGCCAACGGAGACGTTCTTAAGTTCGACGCGAGCGGCAACGTCGTCAAGACGACTGCCGCGAACGATGCGGCTATCGGTATCGCCCTCGACGGCGCGACCGAGGGCGACATTGTGCCGGTTGCCATTCTCGGCAACTTCACCGGCACGGTGCAGATCAAGGCGGGCGGAGCGATCAGCGCGGGTGCGCAGATTGCCGCGAACGCCACGGCAACGGCAGCGGGAACCGATGTTATCATCGGTCGTGCGCTGGAGGCGGCGAGTGCCGCGAATGACATGATCGAGGTCGCGCACTGCGTCGGCCACGTCAAGTAAGGAAAGGCAAGGCAAACAATGAACAAGATGGGTTATAATCTCGGCTTTCTCGGCATTCTCCCTGCGGGTCAGGGCGGCGTCGGCAAGGTCGCGCTTGCGAACGAGAGCGCAATGAACGCCTCGTTCCTGTCGGAGCCGCTTTCGGACTACGCCACCGGCTGGAAGTCCGACGAGGGGCAGTTGGAGGCGGAGCTTGACTTCCTCGCGCCCGGTGTCAGGGTGCCTCGGAAGTTCGAGTACTTCAAGGGCAACAACGCCGACCAGTTCGCCATGGTTGCGGACGATTCGGATGTTCGCGCCCTCTTCGGCGAGTTCGCGATGGTGAAGACCATCGGAGAAACGGTGGACAGCCACACGGTTTCCAAGGGCTTCATGACGGTCATCGAGAAGGATTCCGAGATGCCGGGCGAGCGCGAGGAAAAGGTTCGTTGGCTCAAGAAGCTGCTCATGAGGGCGGAAATCTACCGCGCTTGGCTGCTTCTCAACACCGCCTCGACGAACACCGCCAAGATGTGGGGCGACAAGTCCACTCCAGACAAGGACCTCATGGCCGCGATCACGGCGTTT